TCGGGCGACGACGGCATCGGTGGCGTCACGGGTCAGTTCGGCAACGTTGAGACGGTCGGTTCTGGCGTAGGCAACTATGAGGGCTACAGCATTAGCGGTCGTGCCGTATTCATGCACGACGGCGGGACTGCTACAGGTATTTACAACGACGTGGACAACCAGTGGCTCGCGCTCTGGGTCACCGACGGCTACACCCGAATATACGACTCGGACGGGATCGCCGCATTTGGTGCGAACGATTACACGTCGGGCGGTACAGGGGCTGCTGGTAACGGGTACGTCGGGATCTCGAACTATTGCGGCGGGTTCTCAGGAACAACCGCCGTAGTCACCTCGACTACGGTCGCTGGCGTAGCGATGAAACGCCTCGGTTTTTCGTCGTCGTCTTACGAGTTCAAGTCAGGCATCGAAAACCTCGCCATGTCGGACGAGGCGTTTATGTCGTTGAAGCCGATCACGTTCCACCCCAACGACCAGTACGTCGATTCGACTGGCGACGTGACAGAGATCCCTGGCGGTCACACGATCGTCCCCGACAGTGTTGAGGCTGGCGAGACCGCTGGCCTGATGCCATTGAAGCGGGCAGGGTTCGGGCTGGAAGACTTGTACGGCCGAGAAGACACGATGATTCTGGCGACCGAGTTCGCTCCCGACTCGAACGCTTTGATCGCTCTGCTGACGTTGAAGCTTCAAGAGACAATGACTCGGGTCGCTACTTTAGAGACTGTGTAAACCGATGACTGCTTACCGGTCATCTAGCGTTTACCGCCAAGACCTTCTCCTATACAACGGTGGACTTTCGGTAATCGGAACTGTCACCCTCAGCTACGGCGGCGCTGTCGCAGCGACAGGCACATCAGGGGCCGATGGCACCGCTACAGCTTCATACGGCGGGGCAGTTGTCGCCACCGGTAAACGCACAGCGACAGGTGTTGCTGTTGCCTCTTACGGCAGCGCTGTCACAGCAACCGGAGTTGTTTCTATTGCAGGTGTTGCCAGCCTCAGTTACGGCGGGGCTGTTGTTGTAACTGGAACGTCGGGTGCTGATGGCGTTTCGGTCGTTAGCTACGGCGGGGCTGTTTCTGCGACAGGTACGGTCACTGCTGTTGGTGTTGTTGCTGCCGTTTATGCCAATGCGGTAGAAGCGACAGGCACCAACTATCTGTTGAGAGTTATTTTGCCTACCGAGAATACGTTGTCGCCTCTTGACGTTCCCAAATATCACACGATTAGCAAATCCAGGAATCTGGCAAGGTTCAGAACGCCAGGTGCCCGCCAGAAAAACGTGTGGATTCTGACTAGCGGGGCTGTCACAACTAGGCAGCCTGCCGACATGTCAACTGTTTCTAGGTCGATCTTGGGGGGACATGTTCCTCCAGATGATCTATCCTCGGGGGAAAGAACATTGCTGGTTGACGCTGGCTATTCGTTTGAAAGGGTGCAGTATGCCGAGGTATGACTACCGATGTAAACGATGCGGCGCAACCGAAGAAGTCACGCACGGCTTTCACGACGACGGCGACGTGGAATGTCTTGGCTGTGAAGCGCCGATGGGGAAAACATTTACTGACATCAACATCGCGCCGTCTGCTACCCCGTCGCGGTCACCGGACGGTATTGATATGGCGGCTACAAAGGCTGCGGAGAAAGCAAAAGTCGCGGACATGGGGGCGTACCGTCGGCTGCGTGCTGACGGGGTGCAACCTCCGGCAATTAACGGGTCCGCAAAGTTGGAAGCGAAGGCTGAAACAAGCCATGAGGTAGAGTCGGGGCACACCTTTTCCACCGCTTCCTCTCGGAAACGTTCTATGGGTTTGGTTAAAGACATGGTGGATGACAAATGACTGTTCAAACATGGATTGATTCGACCCGCGACATGCTGTTGACGGACTACGTGGAAGAATACGCGACACTGCAAGCGTCGCTGGCTGCCTCAGCCGCTGTCCAATCGGTGAGTTTCACGCTCCCCGCAGCGGTTGTTCCTGGCGTTGTTACCGGTTCAACGTTCGAGATTGGCACCGAACTTTTTTATGTGTACGACGTTTCCCCCGCAGGCGCAGCAACAGTGCAACGCGGATTTCGCGGCTCTGACGTTGCCGCCCACGATGCAGGCGACATCGTTATCGTCAACCCCAAGTTCCCTTCGTACCAAATCCTCAAAGCCCTCAACGACGACCTCCTTGACTTGGCATCGCCACAGAACGGCATGTTCCAAATTGGCACCGTGGACCTCACCTACTCCACTTCGCAAGCCGGATACGATCTTGCCAGCGTCACCGACGAAATCTTGGGCATCCATTCGGTTACATGGTCCGATAGTGGTTCTGAAAATGCTGAACCGGACCTTCGCAAATATGCGCTCAAACGGAACCGCAATACCTCCGACTTTGCTTCCGGCTACGCACTTGTCCTCTACGACTCTGCTGAAGCGGGCCGCACAATTCGCGTCTCCTACAAAACTTCGTACAACGCAGTTGCTTCCGCTACGACAGCGTTGTCCACCGTTGGCATTCACACTGGCGGCTACGACCTTCCGCCGTTGGGTGCGGCGATGCGGCTGATGGCTACCCGCCCGATCCGTCGCGAGTTCCTAGACGAACAAGGGTTCTCTCGTCGCGCCGAGGAGGTTCCTGCTGGCGGACCGTCCGCTTCGATGCGTGATTTGCGTGCGTTGCGGGCGGATCGGGTCAACGCTGAGGCGACACGTCTCGACGCCCAATATCCGACGTTCTGGCAACGTGGCTAATGGCCGAGCATTATCACCGCGTTGAGCGGCTTCCCGTCACGTTAGATGGTGAAGCGTACGCTGTTGACCCCGAAGGGTACACGCGCACCACGGTGCCTGTGTTGCGCGAACAGTTTGATTCTTCTGCTGAGGCAGGCGAACAGCGGCTGAATACGCAAATGTGGGTTCGGCATCAAACGGATTGGTCGTTGGGGGCCGGTCAAGAGTTTCTGGACAATTCGGATTCGGACCGTCGCAGGTTCTTTACGTCTGCGGGCGTGGATGTCTGGACTAAGGGCCGCGCGAAGATGTTGCCGATCTGCGAATCGAAGAACAATGCGAAGGTGTGGACCGCTGGCATCATGCGCCGTTTTGGCGCATACGTGTACGCCGCTGTCGGCACTGAACTGTTTTACTCGGCCAACTTTGCGTCAGCGGACGGTTCCGTTACTTGGACGCAGGTAACTCCGTTGGCATCTCCGCAAACGATCTCGTCGATTACCTCCGATGGAGCGACCGTGTTTATCGCCTACAACGCTACGCGGGCTTTGGCTTACACGGGCATCGGCGTGAACACACAACCATCGTCGCTCGGATCAACCACCCCCGACTGGATCGAAGTTGTCGGCGGCAAACTCATTTCCGGCGACGCCAACGTCCTCACCGAACTCAATGCAGCAGGCGCAGCAACAGGGATCACCACCACCCTCGTTCACGCAGGGGCCACATGGGTCACCTCGTGTGTAGGCCCCGTCGGCATTTACGCAGCAGCAAACACCGATAAAGGCTCTATCTACTTTGTGCCTGTCGCCGCCACCGACGGGCTACTTGACACTGCAATGCAAGTAGCTGAGCTTCCCGTCGGTGAAACAATCAACGACATGACATCGTACGGCGGGTTTGTGATGCTCGCCACCAGCAAAGGATTCCGGCTTGCCGCAGTGGACACCCAATCGGGTTCCATCACGTACGGCCCCGTGATCGACAAGGGCGGCGAAGCCTTTTCGCTCGCCACCGACGGGCGGTTCGTGTGGTGGGGCACCAGCGCTGGGGTCACGTACCGTGCCGACCTTTCGCAGTTTACCGACACTCTCGTTCCTGCATACGCATCCGATCTCGTATCGGTTGGTGATGGCAACAGCCTCGGCAACGTCACCGCAATCGCCCGATTCGCGAACGTCACCTACTTGTGGGATACGGGCAACGGCGTCCAGGGCGAAGAGTCTACGGGGGCGCTTGTCGCCACTGCGACGTTGTGTGTGGGGCAGGTCAGGTGGAACTCGCAGTTCTCTAAGGTTCTGCGAACCGTCGAGTCGCGGTCTGCGCCGACTGTTGTGGCTGGCGGCAACGTTGCGTATGACGCGTCGGGGGTGACGTATGACGATGTGGATACGTTGTATAACGGTTTAGCTATTCCGGTGGCTGGGACGTTGCAGGTCCAGTTCACTGACGATGACGGCATCGTGTCTGACTTGAAGACGTTGGTAAACAAGTCGCAGACAACGGTGACGCCCACGTTCCAGTCGCATTCGTTTACGCCCGACTTTACGTTCGCTCGCGACGGCGACACGACTTCGGCTGGCCCACAGTTGGAGTCGTGGGCGGTGGAGGCGTTCCCCGCTCCGACCCGCATCGACGAGATTGTGTTGCCGCTCATGTTGCAACGCCGGGTAGCAACATCTCGGGGTATGGGTGCCGCTACTACGGTGCGAACCCAGGACGGTTATGACACCCTGCGGGCGATGATGGTAGCGAAGTCTGTGGTGATGTTTAAGGAAGGTTCCCGGTCTGAGTTTGTGGTTGTGGACCAACTGTCGTTGCAGCCTGAGAAAATGTCGGACGACGGTGACTGGTGGGAAGGCGTTCTTACTGTTCGCCTCCTGACCGTTCCATAGCGGATCATGGGCAGCAGCCGTGAACGGTTTGCCGATCTAGCGGTTCAGCTACGACATCGCCAAAATGGGTGTCGGGAACTGAAGGCGGACGAAAATGCACTTGAAGAAATGGCTCCGACGAACTAGCCGGTTTCTCTTAGCTCTCACTTATCTTATTGGTTTTGTCGGGCCGATCCAGGCCGCCGGGTCCGATGCGTTGACTGTCACGGTCGGACCAGATCAGCAATATGTCGATTGGACGGTGACGTTCGTCGAGGGCGACGTTCTGGACGTCACCGTCTCGACAGGTATCGACTGCCCGCTCGACTTCGCTGTCACACCCGACCCGTACCTGTTCCTTCTGGACGAGTCCGGGAACGTTGATTTTGAGGACGACGACGGGGCGCACGCTGACGTTGGGGACTGCTACTCGTCTCGGCTGTATGTGGCGGAGCCGGTCGGGACGTACACGCTCCGGTTCGACACGTATCAGCGGACTCAGCAGAACGCCGCTGTGCCTGAGGGGACTTGGACGGTGACGTTTGCCGAGAACAGTTGGACTCCGGCACCGCCCACGACCACCACCACAAGCACGACGACGACTGCTGCGCCGACCACCACGACGACCGCCGCACCCACCACCACGACAACCACCAGTGTTCCGCCGGTGATAACAACAACCGTCCCACCGACCACCATTGTTCCGCCGACGATAACAACGACCACCGTCGCACCGACCACGACTACGACTACGACCACCACCGTTCCACCGACAACAACCGCCCCGCCGACGACCACGACCACCACCACGGCTCCACCGACGACAACTTCTACTACCACGACCACTGCCCCACCCACCACGACGACAACCGTCGCACCGACCACCACGACCGCCCCACCAACAACTACGACAACCACCGTCCCCCCCACCACAACCACAACAACCACAACAACGACTACTGTCCCGCCAACCACAACCACCACAACGACCGCCGCTCCACCACCGGCGACCACAACGACCAGCGTTCCGCCACCAACCACCACAACCACCACCGTTCCGCCGCTTCTCATCGAAGCAATCGCCATCGTTGCCGCTATAACCGACGAGGATCTGGCCGAGGCGATCATTGAAGTAATCGCTGTTGAGCCTGAAGACATCAAGGTTGAAGACGTTGTTGAGATGGTCGCGCAAGAAACGTTCGACGATCTACCGGCTCAGCAGTTGACGGCCGTCGCCGCCGCAATCAACGACGCCCCCGACGAGGTTAAAGCCGTGTTTGAGGAAGCCGTCGAGGAGGACCTGTTTTCCGGCGCGCTCGACGACTACACCACGACCGATTCAGAAATTACTCAGGGCGAACGCCGGACTGTGATCGCCGTAACCGCTGCATCTACCGCTGCGCTTGCATTGCCTCGCCCTGCTGCACCCACAACATCCGCTTCGGGACCGTCTGGGCCGTCCGGCTCTTCCGGCCCGACAAGACGAAGGAACCGCCGATGAGGCGCTACATTCGAGAACTGTTCATTATCGCCTGGACCCTTGCCGGGTCCGCATACATCCTGATCACCCTGCCGTTCGGATCATCCGTTTTTAAGATGGCAGCAACCGTAACGTGCATCGCTCTCATAATGCACATGATTGGCGTGGCATTGGATAGAGGGGACGATCCGGGGTAGAGGGGGCGATTGGTTATAACATGACTGGCATGTTCTCAACATCGACTTTCAAAGATTCTGCGGAGCGCGCTATCGCCGCCGTCTGTCAAACGTTTCTCGCCCTCGTCGGTACTGACGGGGCCGGGATGCTTGACGTTGGCATTCTCGATTCTGGCAAGGCTGCGCTTGTCGCTGGCGTGCTTTCGATCGTGAAGTCCTATGCCGCCGTGCGTGGCCCGATCGGCGGACCCGACGCATCGCTTGTGAACCTGACTCCGCAAAGCGAATCAGACTTCGACGACTGATGTCTCTTGACAGTAATTTAAAAGGCATCCACCCGACCCTTGATTTTCGCATCCGTGGTCTGTTGGCTGAGCCTTCGCTGCGCCGGTACGGCACGTACCCTGCGGTCCGGTCGAGGGCGAAACAGGAGGCGTTGTACGCGAGGTACAAGGCGGGGCGTGGGAATCTTGCCGCGAACCCGCACAGGACTCTTCGCACCGGCCCGGCGTTCCCGTATGGGTGGACTCCGAAGGGGTCGTGGCACATGGTGCAGGGCGACGGGTACGGTCATGCCGTAGACTTGCGCCGCCCGCCGGGCGTGACGCGAGCGATGGCTGACCGCGCCGTGAAGCCATACCTTGCAAAGTGGGGTCTGAAACAGACCGTGCGATCAGAGTGGTGGCACCTCCAAGCGTTGACTTCCCAGGGCTGGGTAGACGGCCCGATGCCTTCCGACAACGAAAGACCTACTGACATGCAAATTATTAACGACACCGAGAAGAAGCGGATGTTTGCGTCGTGGACGCTTGGCGGCACGACAGTTGTTCGCGAATACTCCAGCTATCGCGGACCCGACATTGGTGAGGCGCTGCCCGGCATCTCAATAATCATCGACGAGCAAATCGCGAAGAAGCAGATCGTCAAGGCGTGAGCCGATGGACAGTGGTCTCGACCAGTTCCAGTCGTTCATAGAGCCGAAACGCCGACAATCGTGGCGCTCGATTCGATCCGAGATTGACCAGAATGATCCGAACCTTTTGGCTGCGATCGAGGTAGCACTAAGTGACTCGGTGACTCCACGCGCCCAGATTATGGGGGCCTTGCAGTCGCTCGGCTACGACATCGGCAAGATGGGTGTTGAGAACTGGTGGGCTGATGTCGTCAGCCGCTGAAGATTTCACGCGCCTAACCGCGCATGACAACGGGCCAGCGAAACCGCCGCCGGGGTGGGAACCCGGCCACATTCTCGACCACCAATCGGGAACGGCAACGTACACGGGCCTGTCTACTTCCGCCGCGATTGATCCCGATGAGGAAACGATCCTTGTCGAGATGCGTCTGGACCCTGCCGAGTGGTCAATTCAGCCGGGGTCGTTGCAGGTTAGGAAGTGGCAGCAGAAAGCCGGATCTGACGAGTGGTGCTGGTATTACCGCATCACGGCTGTAAGGCGCTCTAAGCCCTCCGCAGACATCCAAGACCTGATTGCTCATCTGAGACGCCGTAAGCGCTCTAAGGCCGTCTCAGTCAACTCTGAAGGCCAAGTTTGGGCTACAAGCGACTGGCAAATTGGCAAGGAGAACACGATTGACGTGGTGCTCGACACGCTCGGCGCGTTGCCCGACCGCTTCGAGAAGTAGTGGCGGGCCGCTGGCAAGCCCGGCCACATCACTGTCGTGTTCGGCGGCGACCTCGTTGAAGGATGCACCGGGATGCATTACGGCATCGCCCAGATCTACTCGGCCGAAATGAACGACCGAGAGCAGCGCGCCGTGGTCCGTGAAGCAGCGATGAGGATCATCGACCGGGCTGCGTCGCTCGTCCCCGACGTGCTCGTCGTCGCTGTTCCTGGGAACCACGGCGAGAACCGGGTCACGAAACGCGACTCGCTGCCGGGCGACAACGTTGACGTGGCCGCTATAGACGATTGTAGATGGTCATGCGAAGGGATCGAAGCCTATGAGCATGTCCGGTGGGCGGTCCCCGGCGAGGATCTTGCCGTGACTGTTGATGTCGCCGGGCTACCGGTCGCTGTCATCCACGGGCACCAACTGTCCGGTCAAGGCAAAGCTGAGGTTTGGTGGGATAAGCAGGCAGGCAACCACCGTCCCGCAGGCGGAGCATCGCTGCTCTTGTCAGGCCATTACCATTCGTTGCGGGTGGAGTGGCTCGGGCCGCGCACATGGGTACAAATGCCAACCGAAGACGCCGGATCTACGTCGTATGCGGAACGTGCCGGAAAAGGTGACCGCCGTTCAGGGTCGATTACTTTAGATGTCGCCGGAGGGCTACTTGGGAACATTCGGCTCGTCTAATTTGTTGAGCGCCTTGTAACGCTCGGCAACTTCGGCCACGAACTTCTCGGTACACCTCGGCTGCGGACCCTTAAAATCTTCGTAAAGTTCGATCTGCCGCTGCCAATAGCCGATCCGGTTCTCTTGCAGCCACAGCGCAAAGTGCGCCGGGTACGACTCCATCCACCCGTGGCAGGCGTAACAGAAACACAACGCATTCAATTCTTCCCAACGCGACACAAGCCTGCGCCTCGACGAAATGTGGGCGCACTGCAACTGTGCCGTACCCGCCGCATCCTTCTCCGCACGAGTCGTCTTCGGCTCATGGTTAAGTTTGCCGCAACGCTCACACACTCCACCGCGCCGAATCCACTTCGAGAACTCCCGATCCGCACGCCCCCGAGTCTTCTTCGTAACCGTCGGTTCTTTGCTATACGCCACGATTACTGCCGCCCCTCCGCTAGACGCCCGCTCTCGGCTTCGCTTGTCCCCCCGCTGCGGGTTGCCTGCACTGCCGCCCCTCCAGTTCCTAGATGCACGTTGATGCCATGCCACCGGAGACCCTTACCGCTCGTTCGCTGGCGCTCACTCGCGGGACAACATGCGGAAAACGTATTCATAAACCCCCCATGCGAAACGTCAACGACAAAACCGATCAGCGTTTCCGCCGTAAGTACATTGCCGCTACCCTGATTCACGGTCCATGCTCCAGGCGTGTTACCATGCCATCGTTCTGTTCGACGACAGGAACGTAGCACAGCCCTGGTTTGAGAGTCAATGACTCGGCCGGGGCTGTGCCGCGTCTAAGCATGATAATCCGGCCACCCATTAGAGATTAACCAACCAGACAAATCGGCAACCCGCCCCCAATCGCCAGCGTTCAACGCCAACTGCGTCAACTCCCTCACCCTGCCAAGCAAATGGTCATCAAAGCCTCCACAGTCGCCATCTTCCTCAACAGCATCCAAAATCCAAACATCAAACTCCCACTCGCCCAGATCTGTCGGAGGCCAATGCTCAAGCACAACCTGCTCAAGCACCAACACACAGAACTGCTCATGGGTCACGCAACCATCAGCATCAGGAGGGTGCGCCTGCTCTAGTTCTTCGATCGCCGCCCAGCAACCGTCGTAGGTCGAATCTGACCCGTCGATGGACTCGGGGAGTTTGTTCAAGTCGTGCCTACTCATCCTTCGCAGCCTTCATCACACGCGCCGCCCACACGCTAGGCAACTCGCCAGGCTGCTGACCCAACGGATCAGCCTTCGCCCCACCCTGCACCGGCAACACAGGAGCCTTCAACTGCCCCATTACCCCATCACCCCAAACGCCACCAACAAACAAACAAACACAAACATCAATCCTCCAATAAAGAAATAGGACGCCAAAATTGGCCGAAACGATCAACCTGCACATACTCGACGCCACGTATACGTATCGTCGCTAACTCTTGCCCCTCAAACGGGGGCACCAACGCCGCCCGCACACCAACAGCGCTCATCGCGTCCCCACCCAACAACGCCGTGAAGCATTCCACGGGGCAAGTCCACCCGCATCGGAGGCCAGCATTGCGGATACGTACGCGTTGATGCGAGGGTTTCCCCAATCGTCGCCATACCCGGCAGCCTCGGCACGCTCTTGCCAATACCGGGGAAGGTGCTGGTAGAGGCCGCGTGCGCCACTTGTACGGTTGGTCACGTCTGGCATGAATGTCGATTCACACCATGCAACTTTCGCCCACCTGCCGAGTGTGATGCCGTGCCTTCCCAAGCTGTAGTGGGACCACGAGTCTTTGATCCCGCATTCCAGATATTGATTTGCGTTGTAACCGGGCAGGCAGTCCTGCTGTTCAGTCCATTCGGAGATGTTGCTGGCTTCGGTCGCAGAGATTTGTACGCCCACGTTTGCGAATGCTTCGGTGACTTGGCCTGGCGTGCAGGCGGTTGCTGCGATGGCGAGTGCGGCAATCATTGTTCGGACCATGTAGATGCTTTCTTGTTGGGTCCGTCAATGCTTCCACGGTTGGGTCTGACTGCGATGCATGTGAACATCATTCGTCGGATCATCTTTGACCGCGTTACGCCGTCTTCGGCTGCGATGCGGTCCACGTCATCCAGAACCGATTGGGTAACTCTGATAGTGACGGAACGCATCACTGGTCCCAATTCTCAGCCAAGAAGTTCCCCAACCCCGGCCGCACGCTTCGGCTGACAAAACCGCATTCTGGAGGCCAAGGCGAGGACGAGGGGGTCGTCCCGTTTTCTACTGACTGCCCCCGGTTTTTCGCATTCGGGAAACTCAGCCCGTGTTCCTTGAAAATGTTATGGACACGGTTCGACTGGTACCACCACGACCCGCCCCAGTTGTCCGCTCCCGTTCGTCGTGACGGGTGGACGTTCTCATGGTAGTACTCGATGTGATCGCGGCCACGCCGCGAGAACGCTTCGTGGTTCGCAGCGTCAAAGGCACGCAAATGTGGTGTCATCAACTTCTCAAACTCGGGCATCAGAAAGGCTCCTCGTCGATCTCGTACCGTGGCGCTTCGTTCTCGACACGCGACGTACGCGACTGCGGAACGTTTGCCTGACGGGCCTGCTGGACATGATCGCCACCGGCAGCCTTCGGGGCACGTAAAACTTTCGCGATCTGCCACACCTTCAACTCCCAAGCAGACTTCGTGACGCCATCTTTGCTGTACTCGCGCTGGTCAAGCAACCCGCGGGCAATTACCGCTACACCCTTGTGCGACCCGTCCGACACCGCCCGCCCCTGATCGGTGGACCCGTTATCAAAATCGGGCCAGATCGTCAGGTTCACCCACTGCGTCTCGTCTTCCTTCTTCGGCTGGTAAGCGAGTCCGCACGTGTAAAGAGTGCGTGGCCCGTTCTTGGTGTCGATCTCTTTCGTTTCCCAGTCGCGGGTGAGGTTGCCCATCACATACGCGTATCCCGCTTCAAGCGACATCAGGCTTCCCCTCCGTCGTCTTTCTCGGCAATCGGAAACGCCTTATCCAACACGTAGAACTGTTGGCTCCAAAGCTCTAGCCCCAAGCCGATGCGCATCGCGCAACGATTGACAGCCGACGACACCGCATTTTTCAGGTTCGCTCCATTGTTCGCCTGTGGACGGTCGCAATCGCCCGCCTCCTGAATAATCACAGTCGCTTCGTCGATCACGTACGTGACCTCAAGGATCACGCCGTGAACGGTTGTGCCGTTGTCGCCGCCGTAAATCACTTGCACGATGCGTTGCGACGGAGGAACCGACAGTTTCGCAAGCAACATCTGCTGAATCTCAGAATGTGAAATGTAGTCGGCCTCGAAACCTCCCGGCTTCTTCTGGATGTACTTCGCAGGCGCACGCTTAGCGAGTGCCTGCATGTCTGTGCGGTTTTCATTGGTCATTGAACGACTCCCTCATTTTGATGGCAACTTCTAACTCGACAGCCGCAGGCCCAACCTGGGCGCACGTCTGGTTATGGCGGCAATATCGGCAACCCCAATAGCCGCCCTTCGACTGGACCCCGTACGGGCCGGGGTATTCGACAAACTCCAAGTCGCCGTCGTCGTTGGGTGCCTGCGCTCGGGGCAGGAACCCTTCTTTCACGGATTGTTCGACTTCAGCGAACCACTCCAACTCTTGCTGCGCCAGTTCGTAGGGGCTGAGGTCGCCCAACCTGTAATCGGCTTGATGCATCGGCAGCAGCCATTCGCGCATGTCGCCGGGTGCAATCCCAGACGGCAACTCTTTCGACGCCCACGCTTTTTCTTTAGCGACATACACCATGAGCACCGCTTCGGCTTCGACGCCCATTGCGTACAACGCTGCTTGCGCCACATGCTCACGTTTCGGGCCGTTTAGCCACACATTCTTTGCCGCCCAACTGCCCACTGTCTTGAACTCCAGCACAATGCCGCCGTCAACGTCGATCACACCGTCTGTGTGGCCGGACAGCGACACGCCGGTGCTTCTCAGGTCAATCGGGGTCTCAATCTCCGCGTCGGGCCACACACGGGCTACAGCGGCCTGCAACGATTCGTGGATTGAGGTGCCCAACTGGAACGCCAGCAGGGTTGGACCGTCAATTTCTTCGCATTCCGGGATGCCCGCCGCAGCAAATCCTCGTTGCCGTAGGCACGATCCGGTGTCGGACACCCGCATGAGCGTTCCCGCCGCAGTGGGTTTGGGGCCTTCTTCTTCTCGAAGACTTTGGGAATGGTGATCCCAAGCGTCTTGGATAAGTGTTGTTTCAGTCATTTGTTCCCTTTTTTGTGGAGAGCGGTGGGTCGGAGACGATCTGCCCCCGACCCCTATCAGTGACAGACCTCGCGAGTCCGCCCCTTTGCATCACGTAGACCAGAGACGTTCCTGGCGGCCAGCATGGCCCTCACGAGTCTCGGCCAACGGATGCGCCAATTCGTCCCGGTGCAAATCGTTGAGCCTCTTATTCACCTGATGCGGCAACAAATCGACTGTTACCGCCAACTCCGTCTGAGTCTGCGGGCCGCCCAGATTCAGCGCCGCCAAAATGCGTGCCTTGTGAGTCTTTGCGAACCCCGTCTGATGCGCCGCCGCCCTCGACGTTTCAGGATCGGTCGCCCTTGTTTTGCAGAACACGCAGTCGCCTGCGGGTCGGCCGTGGCGACAGGATGGTGCGATAGTGGAATCCCCGAAGAGGTTCATTAGTCGTCCAGTTCGAGTAGCCCGGCGACGGTTCGGCGGGTTGACGGTTGCAACTCGGATCTGTCGCTGGAGGGCATCCAGTGGTAGCAGTCGGCCAGCGCCAACTTCAACGCCTTGTAATCGCGGAGCAACGACTCCAACGAAGCAGTCGCAGCGCCGGACGCCGCCACAACGACCGTCTCTTCGGTAGGCATATCAGATCCCTTCCGTGTCGAACATGTCGCCGGGATGCTTCTCGAAATGCCAATCCATCATGTGCTGCGTCAACGCCGTCAGCAGTTCATCGGCGGCTCGTCGGCCGAGGGTGAACGTGGTGCTCATTGCGCCGTCTGCTGCGATGGAAATGTGGAACCAGTCGTCGGTTCGCATCACTTTCGTGCAGTGTGCGGTGTGGCTGAGTGTGGCTTCTTCTTCGCCAGTCATGGCTTCCTCTTTCAGTAGTTGTCTTACACAATAGGCATGTTTGTCTTACGCGGTCAAGTGGTATCTAGTTCATCGGCATCGCCCCACGACCAATGTTCGTCGTCCGAATGTCGGTCTGGGTGACCCCGGTACAGGGCGCAGCGGACGACATCCTTGGGCGCGACGGTTATGCGACTCGGGCATTGTGGGTCGTCAACAGGATCACTCATCGGCAACCTCGACAAAACAGGTCAACAACCGGCCCTTCATGCGTGTACCGCTGCTCGGTCACAAAATCGTGCCACAACACCGCAGCCACACCATCCACATCGCCCGCATCGACCATGCCGACACTTTCGCCACAATCCTTACACGTCCCCTCCACGTTGTAAGCATTTGCAGACACAACAGTCTTCTTGTTCACAATACGCAACACGCGACGCGCCAACATGCGTTCCTCTTCCGTTGCCGTCTTCACCGAATGCATAATCGTCGTGTGATCCCGGTCAAACATGCGACCAATCTGCGGATACGACTGACCATCCTCGCGCATCGCAACATTCAACACACGCCGCGCCGCAACCAAAACCGCCGCCTTCGACCCGAAAGGAAACGCCTCCACAGAACTACCCGTCACCGCCTCCACCGCATCCACAAACGATTGCACACGTTCAGGGCTAATCGAATTGTTCCCCAACGGCTTCGGCCGCGACTCGCCACTCATCGGTGCCACTCTTCCCGCGTAGCCTCGGCCCGAGCCTCAGCACCGGCCTCAGCAGCGTCCACCTGCGCCTGGCAAGCCAGATCGTAAGCGTGAGCCTCGATCATCTTGCACAACACACTCACCGCGCCGCCAGACAGACTTTCGTGCAGTTCATCCACCGACCCCGCCCACAACTCCTCACAGAACTGGTCCTCGGCATCCTCAAACTTTGACATCAGAAAAACATCCCTTTCGTAGTTGAATATTTGAACCGTACACCCCCATCCCCACCCTGTCCACACAAACTGTGGAGATCGTCGCAAAAAGTGTGGACAACCCACCCCAAACAGGTATAGCGATATTTTCCGAACGCCCATTGGTATAGCGATAGTGATCTTGGCGGGGGCTTTGTGTCTTAGCCGTTGGCTAAGTTACTGGTGGGTAAGTTACTGGTCGGTAACCTCACGATCTGTGTGGTGATAACCGCTGCACGCGTTGGTAACTTACTTCCTAGTAACCTGTCGAGATTTTGTGGAATCGCTTGACGAGCTCGGGGGTTGTGGATACACTGGGGGCAACCTACGAAAGAGGAAAACCCATGCGCTATTCACTCCGGAAAAAGTTTCCGCCAGTCAGCCACCCGAACCTGTGGCAATTAGAAGACATCGCTACGGGTCAGATTTGGGAATCTGACCTAGATACGCTCGCCAGTACCGATCTCGGCATTCCGTCTGACGATCCGGTTTACGGTCTGCTCGCTGAAGCTGCCGAGCGTGTCGCTGCCGTCAAGGTGGGACTATGAACCAGAACGACGACGACGCGACAGCCGAGGGAATCTGCCCGGTCTGCTTGGGCGATGTGGAAGTGTGGATTCATGCGGACTGCAAGAGCTGCGGGCGGCTGAGTGGTTATCACACTGAGATCGCACTACGTGCGGCCGACATCCTCGAACGTGAGACCGCTGGCCTCTCCTACTTCTACATGACGGCTACGGGACTCGCCGCGGTCAACTGTGCGACGGCTGAGCTTGACGCTGAACGTGCGGCCGAAAACCGGCGCGACGCTATGGCGGATCTAGACACTGACCGGGCCGACGCTGTGCGCTTCACTGTTGGCGACTTGCGAGAGGCGGGGTCATGAGCACTGGTCAGGATCTCGAATGGTTCGACTTCGCTCTACCCTGCGACAACGGGTGCGGCCGCGACACGTTCGATTCCTTGCTCTGCGATTGGTGCACGGCGGTGGGCGACGTTCGGCCGACACGTGCCACGGCGAGGCGTTTCCCCACGGCGAGCGTAGCGGGCTGGCTCATCGTTGCGGCGCTGATCCTGCTCGGTGTCCATCGTGCGATCGTGCTCGCATCAACGGCCTATACGGGGGTCGGGCTGTAGATTTCCGGCGCTAACGGTTCCCCACGGGGCGCGGTTCGATCCCGCGAGCGTCACCACTACTAACAAAGGGACACAAACATGATTAATGATGCAGACATAGAAATGTGGGAAGCCGCGGCGGCTTCCGACCGGGGACATAGGCAACGTCACGGCCGCGAGGCTACGGCGGAAGATATCGCTGCGGCGATCCGTAACGCTGCCGAGTGTCTCTGGTATTCGGGCGGCGAGTCCTCGCACGCTGCAATGTTGGAAACTGTTGAGGATCGGCCAGGCATCGCATGGACTTCCGAGGTCCGCGAGCGCGTCCAATGGTCAGCATGGGACATATTCCAGAAACGTGACGCGGCCGAGTACGGGGATCAGTCATGACAGAACGCGCACTAACAAAAGCGGAAATGGCTGATGTCTTTCTTCGCGTCGCTGAAGGGGACAGTCCAGCGGCTGACGCCATTATCGCAACCTACGAAATACTGATGGGCGTGGAAGGTTGGGCCACCGCGGAGACGGTGGACCCTAAGCACTTCGGCATTCCTGGCCATCAGTGGGAGGAGATCGCTGATTTGATCGGTGAGACTGAGCGCGAACGTGATCCGCTCGCCGCGGTTAACGGGATGCTCACGTGGCTAAACGTCGGCCCGTCGGCGGTGACGGTATGAGCACGGCATATAAGAAACTCGCGCCTAAGCGATTCGTGAAAGTAGCGGGAGACGGGACACCTATCGGCCCGTCATTCTTCGCAACGTTCCCGCCGGGTTCTAATCCTGCAGCTAGGCCGTCGGTGCATGGCAAGATTCCGGCGAACGGGGCGAAAGCTAACGCGGCCCTAGCTGCGCAGATACCCAACGGGGTTGGGTACTGGTTCATAGGCGGCAAAAAGACCACGGACCTGCGTTGGCTCGTCGTGACGGACTGGGCACCATCGAAGGGAGAACCGGATCTGGGCCGCGGCGTGCCTATGTGTGATCTTGACGTGTTTACCTCGTTCGGCGGCGCTCCAGTGGTAGAAGTGAAGGCCAGGAAGGTGGCGACGATCAAGGCTCCGGCGCAGGTTCCTACCGTCGCCGGCGTGACTGATTGGGTGGAACCTGATGCCGTCACAGTTTGCGATAGTGAACCTCCGCCAGATAGTGAACAGGTCGGGATCTCCGACGAGGTGGAAGAGTGGCTATCTCGCCTAGTTCATGAACCCAAACGGGTTTACGCTCACGCCTACGCTGCGGCGCTTGCGTCGGGTGCTCCAATGCCTGCTGATCCCGGCGATGCATGGGCTGCGAAGGTACGCCTGAAGCTCGACAAACTAGAAAAGGTGAAAGTATGACCTACCGGATTACATCTAAGGATCTCGACATACAACTAGGACGGTACGTCCGTGCGTGCGAGCGTCACGGGCTGATCGCTGACGGCGACCGCGTCGGGTTAGCTCACGGCTCCAAAACGTACGGCCGAGCGTTCCGCGTATTCACAATGCCGGAAGGGTCATCGGCCCATTTCAATCCGCCAGCGGGGAACGACTATCTCGGCATGACAAAAGCGGAAGCATTCCACTCTTTAGCGGAACGGTCCTCGGCTCTTGAAGCTGTGCGCAAGTGCGAGACGTGACCCCCACAACCGCGTTTCTACTAGTGCTCTTTCTAATCCTCGCGGTGACAGGATGACCAGCGACCATTGCGAGAAATGCGGCCACATCGGCTGTAGTCCCACGTGCCCCAACGACGGCGTGATCCGATACCCAAACACGCGACGGCGAACCATCACAGAAATGGAAGGCGCGCTCGACTGACCAACTAGATACCAACAAGACCCGCACAACAAGAGATGCCCTAGCCGCGAGGCCGGGGCATCTCCGCGTCCATCCCCAAATCAAACCGGCATCCCTCCGCCGGTGCGATAGCTGCAACCACGCAGACACGACCAGGCCACCACACAAAACGATAGTGAAAAAATTTGATAGTGGAAGCCATACCGCCACCTAACCAACACGCTTTGTAGCTACCTAGTCTCGACTTGTACGGTACTTGTACGGTATTTGTCTGCTACTTGTACAGATACGTCAGGGTTTTTGATGTCATCCCATGTTTTTGGGGACCGGTGGGGTTTTTGGGGACCGGTGGGGTGGCGATGCGATTGGGGAGGGGGCGATAGTGGTGAGGGGGGCGCGAAGCTCTATTGTCTTTGTCCGAGACCAAGGGGATGTGCCGAGGTACCCCCGTCTTTAAGAATCCTGTTATCTGTGTGTGGGTTGTTTGCCTCGGGAGGTGGGTTGGTGTCTCCCCGCGTGGGGTTTGGTCTTGTTGTCCCTGGGTCCCTCCGCCGGTTGACCTCGGTCGTGGTTGCAGTCGGTTTGTCCTGGTCGCTGCTGCCGCTGCGGTCGGTTGTGTATCCCAGTTGTCTGGGGCTGTTCCCTACACGGTTTGTTGCAGCGGTCGGAGGCCCTTCTGACGGGCGACTCTCACGATGGTTAGTCGTGGCCCACATGGTTCGTCGCCTGTGGGGGGCGGCAGTGCTTGTTGGACTGTATCAGACGCAGTGCATGGCGGCACTGTTGTAATGACGCGGGAGTTGTACCCACATGTACCCATCCTCCGTATTGCCGGCTGATGCGCCCACGTAAGAGTCATGCGGAACATGGGTACTAATGGGTACATGGCCCCGTTTCGGTCTAGAGTGAATCACGAACCATCAAAGGACCAAATATGGCTGTACCTGTTGAGAAGGCTGCGAAGAAGAAGAAGGCATCCAAAACTGATTGGGAAACGATTGCTCGCGCTTTCGCTGCCGCTTCTGGACATAACCAGCGGACACTTGAGCGCCGTTTCGGTTGGCCGAAGGAATAAGACATGGCCCCGTCGAAGTCAAAGAACCCTGGCAAATCTGCGAAGTATTATGCGGCGAACCCTGCCGCGGCGAAGAAGAAGAAGGCGTACGACACTGCGTATCATGCGACTCCGGCGCGCAAGAAGTACCGTTCCGATTTGGGCAAAGCTCGACGTAAGGCCGGTGTTGCGGGTAAGGGCGGTGCCGACATGTCGCATACGCGTGGCGGCGGGTACACACGCGAAGCACCGAAGTCGAATCGTGGCCGTCAGGGCGCTAACGGCCGATCCACGAAACGATGATCCTTGCCGGGTTTTTTATTGCGTACTTCTTGATCGGTTTCGGCTGCGCTGTTTGGATACGGTCATCGGAAGGCTCATGCCGTGTACGCCACGTCATGTGGGAAATGTGGGCTTTAGTATTGTTTTTTGTCATCTGGCCCTACGCCGTCTACGAAGAAATCAAATGGCGTCAGCTAAAACCAGAACGCACCGGACTATGACCCAGTTAGAAGCGGCACGGATCGTGTTGGGACTCATGCGAACCGGACACTCAGACACTGATATCAAAATCGGCTACGAGGTTATGCAAGCGTTGGACTGCTCCGAAGTGTGGGACGTACTCCGAGAAGCGTTAAACATCGCATCTTCGATGCTCAGGCACATCTCCGAAGCCGACGATGTTGTAGCCGTCTGGCACCTAGACGACATGTTGGAGTCACTCGAAGAGGACTATGCCTGAACCAGAACGCACAGGCCGCGGGCGCTCCACACCCGTAGAACAATGGGTCCAATATTTGATGGTCCGACGCAACGGCGGATCAATCTACCGCTCCGCAATGGACTCAGGCATCTCCGACCAATCAGCGCGACGCGCCGAAAGCGGGACACGCACCCAGAACTACAACAAAGCCGTCGAACTCGTCGCCCTCGTCGGCGTATCCAACATTCCCCCTTACAGCGTCCTCCCCCAAGAAGTCCAAGACGCACACGACTCAATCGAAATCTTCGCACTCCGCTACTTCGGCATCATTCTTATGCCGTGGCAAATCGAAGCAACCGAAACCATCCTCGCCCTACTCGACTCGCCCGACGAAGAATACATATGCATCAACGCGCCACCCGGCTCCGGCAAATCCACATTTTTTGCGAAGGTGTTGCCTGCGTTCGCGACATGCCGCAACCGGGCCATTCGCGGACTCATCGGGTCACACACCCAAAAAACGTCCGAATGGTACACGCGACGTTTGCGTGCCGAGTTTGAGCGTGAACATGTGGTGCGTGCCGAACTCAACGACGAGAAACTCGGGTTGGCCGTGGACGGCATTCAGACGATGCAGCACGACTTCGGGCAGTTCAAACCGGACGCCAAAGAAATCTGGACCGTCGCAGCGTTCACCGTCATGCAACCCGACGACCAACCGCTGTCGCAAAAGGAACCAACATGGTCCGCGTTCGGATCAGATTCCGGTTTCCTCGGTGGACGGTTCGATCTCGTCATCTGGGACGACGTGTGGGACCCGCGCAAGATGCGAAACTCCGACTCGCGCTCCGACCTTTACCGCTGGTGGGACGAAGTAGCCGAAACGCGTCTCGAACCGGGCGGACTACTTGTCCTCAACGGTCAACGAATGGCCTCCGACGACATCTACCGCTACGCTATGGATAAGGTAGCCCCGATAGACGATGATGACCTCGACGACCCCCTCGTCGAAGAAGGCGCTGCGGAAGAGGGCATGGTGTCCGACGAGAAGTCGGGACAGGCAACTCCTTTGCCCAGTGAAACACCCTCTTCCGCCGCCACCTCCGACGTGCCGGGTCAAGAAAACAAGTACCACACACTCAAATACAAGGCGCACTACGACGACCTGTGTACCGGCACCCACCGGCGCGGCGCACCCGCCTGGCCCGAAGGATGCCTGCTGTATCCGTCCCGGTTGCCGTGGAAGAAGTTGCGCCACATCAAATCACAAACCCCCGACCGTTACGAAATCTTGTATCAGCAAGAAGACGACGACCCGGCACAGATGCTTGTTGATCCGTTGTGGATCTCGGGCGGCACCGGCAAGGACGGGGTGGAGCATGTCGGCTGTTGGGACAATGACCGCGACTTGTGGGAGCTTCCCCCACACATGGATTCTGACCCGATGATTATTGCGACGGCGGACCCGTCCCCGTCACAATTTTGGGCGCTTCAATGTTGGGCTGCTGCTGGGTCCGACGAATATCGTTACCTGCTGGAGTCGTACCGTCAGAAGATGGACGCGCCGACGTTCCTTGATTGGAACCACAGTGAACAAACGTTTACGGGCATCGCTGAGGAGTGGTGGCAGAAATCGGCGGACATGGGTAGGCCGATCACGCATTGGATTGTGGAGGTCAACGCAGCGCAGAAGTTCATTCTTCAATACGACCATTTCAAACGTTGGTCAGCGAAACGCGGCGTTGAGTTGGTCCCGCATTACACTTCGCGAAACAAGGGCGACCCGAAGTATGGGGTGCAGATGCTTGCGCCTTTATATAGGCATGGCCGTATCCGGTTGCCTGGGAAACAGGGCACCGCTGCCCGCATCCATTCGCTCCTACTCATCAACGAAGTCACAAAATGGAACCCAGAAGGTACCGGTTCACGAACCGACGATTGTGTTATGGCACAATGGTTCCTAGAACATAACCTCGAAAGGCTCTACACTCCCTCTATCGAATCTCCGCGTCAATCGCGGCCTTCGTGGATGCTTGATTGAAAGCCGGAACCGCATGAGAAATGCCGACGACATCGTTGCCGAATACTTTGCGCGAAGCCAACACGCCTCGTCTACCAAAGACCGCCAACGCAAAATCCGTGACCACTACAACGGCGACCTTGTAGTCCCGTTGCCGGAGATCGACAAGACCGAAGAAACGGCTGTCGCAAACCTTCTCATGCAGGGCTTGGACCAGACCGCGATGCGGATCTCGTCCGTCATGCCCGACATTCTTGTTCCGCCTGAAGACGACACCTCCGACCGTTCCCGCAAATATGCGGCGATCCAACGTAAAGCAAACTTTGGTTGGTGGGAAAAATCCACAATGGATTTGCAGCTAGCGAAACGCGCCCGGCACCTCATCGGCTACTCCGAAAACATTGTCCATATCCGTTTCGATCAAACCAAGGGCTGCCCCGTCTGGAAAACCCGTGACCCGCTCACGTCGTACCCTTCCAACCTTCGCGGTGTAGACGACATGACGCCCGCCAACTGTATTTTCGGATACGAACGCGACCAGGCATGGATGGCCCGCTGGTACCCCGACGCCGCATTCCGATTCGCTGGCGGATCACCCAACGGCGAATACGCCAACGATGCCCCAATCGAAATGATCGAATACGTCGATCACGAAGAAACGGTTCTCATCGCAGTTCGCAACCCCGCATCGGTCACTGCCGAAATGGGGCCGGTCATTGTTGAACTCGAACGGACACCGAACCTCGCCGGGGTAACCCCCGTTACCGTCGGGTCACGGATCTCGCTGGATGAGAACCGCGGCCAGTTCGACGGCATTACCGGCATGTACCAACAGCAGGCAAAGCTGATGGCGCTTGAAGTGCTGGCAGTGCAGAAAGGCATCTTCCCCGATACGTGGCTGGTTGGCAACGCTGGCGAGCAACCGAAGATCATCACAGAAGCGAACGGTCTTCGCGGTCAGATCGGCACGGTTCGTGGCGGGCAGTTGAAGGACATGCAGTTGCAGCCTGGGTTTATGACGAACCCGGCGATTGACCGTTTGGAACGCGGGCAGCGTGTTGAGGCTGGCATCCCGGCCGAGTTCGGCGGCGAGTCCACCTCAAACATTCGTACCGGACGCCGCGGTGAGATGGTTCTGTCTGCCGTGGTCGATTTCGGTGTGCAGGAAGCTCAGAAGATTCTGGCCCGCCAGTTGGAGCATGAGAACGAGATCGCTGTCGGCCAGTCAAAGGTGTACGGCGGTTCCGCCAAGAAGTCGTTTTACGTCACCAACCGCAAGGCGAAGGGCAAGGTCGATTACATCCCGGCTAAGCATTTCGGTACGGGCCGGAACGTTGTGTCGTATTCGCAGGCCGGGGCGGACATCAACACTCTGGTGACTGGCGGTGGGCAACGTGTTCAGATGGGCACCATGTCGAAGCAGTCGTTTATGCGGCTCGACCCGATGATCGAAGACTCCGAGGTTGAGTCGGATTTGGTTGTGGCTGAACAGTTGGAATCTGGTCTTCTGTCTGGGTTGCAGCAGCAGGCGGCGTCGGGTCAACTCCCGCCCGCCGATTTGGCTGCAATTATGGCGTTGGTCAAAAACGACAAGAAGAACTTGGCCGACGCTGTGGTGCAGGTCCAGAAGGAAGCGCAGGAACGTCAAGCGCAGGTTGTGTCTCCGACCGACCCGGCCGCGCAGCCCGGCATCGCTCAACCCGGCGCTGGAGCGGAAGCAATGTCTGGTGGTGGACCGCCCGGTGCTGAGGGCGGCGGCGCTGGACTCCGAGAATTACTGGGAGCGCTCTAAATGCCACGTACAGGTAAAGGCCAAAAGGTTGCAGCAGCGAAAGGACAGACGTATGGGGCAAGAGGCGAACAAGAAGCGGCGCAGGCTTTGGTTCCTATTGCGGATGGGAACCCCGTCGCTAGTTTGCCTGCCGCAGTTGCGCCACCCGTCCAACGGCCCGGCAGCCAAGCTTTTAACCGCCCTTCCGAACGACCCAACGAGTCAGTCAACACACCAGGTTCCTTTGAGCAGTTGCCGCAAGCCGACGACCCCGAGCGAAGGTTCAAGGCCGCGGCGATGTTGCCCATGATTGAGGCGATGGCGTCGCAACGTGGCGCTTCGCCTCATCTTCGCAATTCGGTTCGGAAGCTGAAATTGTTTATTGGCGACCCTGCCGAGTTCGCGGATAGGAAGCCGTAATGGGTTGGCGTTGGCTTGACCAGGTTTGGACTGGCATGACGGACATCGGTGGCGGTGCCGCGAGTTTCGTTACCGACGTGGCGGATGCCAGCATTGAACTTGGTACGGGCGACCTCGGGGGCGCAGCCGAAATCTTTTACACGTCAGTGCAAGAAGATTTGATGGGTCGCGTGTTGGGTGGAGCGTTCGGGCCAGAGGGCATCATCGGCACCGGCATCGAAGCGCTCCCTGATTTCATACGCGAACCAGGCGCGGCGGTCCTCATGCCAACGATGGAGGCTTGGCAGTGGACGATTGATGAAGTGGTAGATCGGCCGTTGGGTACGATCGCTACTGTTCTCAACGCTACGGGCGCGAACGGTATTCACGAACTGTTCGATTTGGATACGTACACGGCCGCGTATCGCATCAACGACGGGCGTACGTTTGGGCAGTCTGCTGCGGCTGCGATCTTTATGATTAACCCGTTCGACGAGGACGAGTACAATTCGATTAGCGACGACCCGCTGTTCAATGTCATTTCAGGTACCGCCGACTTCATCCAAGAGTTCCTGGACCCGATCCAGTTGGCTGGGAGCGGCGCTCTCGGGTTGGCACGAGGTTCGATGGTTACTGCACGCGTTGGCCGTAACGGTTCGCGCATCCTTACCCCGACACGCGTGTTGGGCGGCGGGACAGGTATCCGTCCGTTGGCGAGAAAGCCACACAAGCGGGCAACTTGGCGGTTCAAAACGTCGGAACAGGCAAAGATCCGCGACGACATCCTCGGCCAATACACGACCGCCCGCACCGACCACTTCATTGAAACGCCGCGCTGGAAAACGGTGCAACGAGAAATGGACGCAGCCACCTCAACCGCAGGCCAATACGAGGCACTCAACCGAATGCTTGGCCGTGGCGGAGCGAAGATGCCTGAACAGGCAAAGGTCGCCATATCAAACGGCCGCACCGCCGAAGCCCGCAACCTGACACTCCGTGCTTTGGCGGGCGACATAAAGGTTCATGCTCAGGTGCAGACGGTTGGCACAGCGTTCAAGGCCGAATGGTTGGATGACTCGGCACGCATGGAACGCGTCACGGAGTACAACTTTCTACGTCGCGAGTTAGACGAAGACGCCACACGGGTTCGTGTCGCCGGAGAAGAAGCGGTGGACGACGCTGCCGCTGCGGGTTCCGCGGTGCCCGGCATCGAAGCCTCGCGCTTCACCGACGAGACACGCGCCACCAAGCAGGCCCGCCTCAAAGAACTCGAAGAAGAAGGCATCGCGTTCAACAATGCACGCGGCGCTGTCGATTGGGAAACGATGTACGACCTGAACCGGGCAGTCTTCCGGTCACAACAACGTCGCGTTGTAGCCGCAGGCGACCATTACGAGTTTGATTCGGCGTACGACCTCACCATGAACTCTATGGACGACACCGGGTTGTTTGCTGCCGCGTTGGAAGACATCATCGAAAGCGCCGAAGCGAAACGTCCGCTTTCTGGCGGGATCTCTTCGGGCACTAGAGCTGTCGCCCCTTACGGCCGCGGGTTGACCCGGTTGAAAGAGAAGAACCAACGCTATTTGGAACGTTCCGGTCGCACCTCAATGGTGGACGAATACCGCAACCCGAACACGGTCGGCGGGCACTCGCGCACAATCAGGGTGTTTACCGAGAAGGTGCCGCAGTCACACATTGATTTCCGTGACGCGGTAAACCCGTACACCCAATTTGAACGGGCACTTACGCAAGCGTCTCGGGTAGTTGTGGACGGCGAACGTCTCATCGGCGGGACCGAAGTTGGCGAAATCATGGGCCGGTTTGCAGCGCATCAGGCGGCGGGCGAGTTCGATCAGATGATGGGTTTGTACGACCGGGTTACCCAGCGGTTGATGGACGACTTTGATGCGGTGTCGCCTGCCGAGTTCAAGGAACTGCGTGAGCAGTACCGGGCAGCGAACCAGATGTGGGAATCGGCTTCGGAACCGCAACGGGCGTTGGGTGTCAACAATGTGGACGGCATCGCTGTCGAAGCGGATGTGGTTGTTCATCTTCCCGACGAGTCGATCGTTACGACCCGCAAGATTCATCCCGACGACAAGCCAAAAACGGTTCTCGGATCGGCAACGTCCACTTCGCAAGTCCACACGACCAGAGTTCTTCCCCGCTGGGATCTTGTCTCCCGCGAGTTGCAAAAGTATCAACGTCGCGCCAACGCCATCGACACAGGCGGACTCAGCCGGATCACCTCCGGCGCACTCGACGTTGCCGAAAAGACGCAACGCCGTGTAGGTGCAGCCGGATCAGTCGCCATGTCCATCTGGCGACCCGCTATTCTCCTCACCCCCAAATGGCCGATGCGTGTCGGTTTTGACGAACAACTTCGTATCGCTTCCCAGTTGGGCACGATGGAAACGTTGCGACTTTTGGTCCGCTCGATGCCTGACCTGTCACGCACGATGGCCGCTAAATCAATGGCACGTAAAGGCCGAGGCATTGACTCCGCTGGCGACCTCACTCACATCACCTCTCGTATAGACGAGGTGTTGGAGAAGCACGGCATTGGGAGCGGTACAGGTATTGACCTGGCTCCCCGGTTGCGGGAACTTGAAGCGTGGATCGGGAAGGAAGCAGCCGAGAAAGAATTGAAGGGCGTGTACTCGAAACTGCTAGACGAGCAGTTGAAAGAGTCACGCCGATACCGGTCATCGGTCGCAGCGGTCAAAGGGCTTGCACTGTCAACAGTTATAGCCCCACCAGTCGGGTTCATTTATGCTGGCCTGTCGTTTGCTTCTCGCCGCCGACGCATCGTCCAAGCAGGGCGGCAACGGGCAGCGCTTTCAATGGGCGACGCTCTCCAAAACGAGGGACGCCGCCTCATACGCGAAGCAGTCGATAACCCTGCGTTGGCAGCCGACGCCGAACAGATGATCCGTCGCGGCGAATCCATCAACGACTTCGCCTCAAAAATCGAACCAGGTTTACCCGCCGAAATTAAAGACGTTCTGACCAAAGCAGACGAACGCCTCGCAGACGGCGGACTTCCGATGCTCAAAGTCGGCAACAACCGTGTCCGTGGCGCGTACGGCGACAACGTGTCCGACTCCGAACGTCTCCACCGGGCCACCTCATCATCGAACTCGCTCGGCCACATCTACCGCGGCGCAAACGCAGACAACGCACGCCAAGTCGAAAAGTTCCGACGCACCGACTGGACCCGCTGGGACGTTCTCGAACACGGCGCAGACCACGGCGAACGTTTCGCCCGCATGGTGGAGCTATACACAACAAAGGGCGAGTTTAAACCGTTCTACGACATTCTGTGGCGCAACACCAACGACGTTCCGGCGCAGGCCGATGATCTTGCAAAACTGCTCGCATCCGACGAAGCGCTCCGTCGCCGTCTCGGCTTCAATCGCGCATCAGACGACCAACTCTTAGACATCGCTGAACAACTCATCGACGAATACAACGCTGTTCTGCCGCCCGGTTTCGGGTTCGATGAGTTGCGTGCGAAAGCGTTCGATGGCGGGCAACCGCAATGGTCCGAAGTTAATGCGGTCATTCTGACCAAAGCTGACGAATGGGGTCTTTCCCGCAACGACGCCATTCTTCGTATCCGAGAAGACCACCCCGGCTTCGGGCGTGCCATTTCCCCCGACGCATCATCTCCGTCATCGGCAAACCCTCGCACCCAACTCGCAGATTTCGTAGACGAAAAACTCGAATCCATGTTCGACACGCTCGGCACGCAAGTCTCCGACAACGTGGCCCGGTCCCCGTACTACTCGGCCAAATACGATGCCGAAGTTACCCGCCGCATCCAAAACCATATTGACGACACCGGCAACGCTTCGCTGACACAGAAGACCCTTGACGCCATCGAAGCCGACGCACGCAAAGGAGCGCTCGCAGATACCCGCACACTTCTCTACGATCTGGCTGAGGACACCCGGTTCGGTGAACTGATGACGAACCTGATGCCGTTCTACAACGCATGGGGCGAAGTCATCTCCCGCTGGGGCGGAATGGCCGTAGACAATCCGTACTTTGTTGCAAACTCGTACCGCCTCTACTCCAAGCCGTGGAACGCAGAAACGCTCGGAATTACCGAAGTCACCGATGAAGAATCTGGTTCGTCGTACCTCATGTTCCGGTGGCACAACCCGACACAAGACCCCGATAGTGAAGGTGTCCGCACCGTATTCGACGTGATGTCGCCTGCGGTTCGTAACCTGCTCATTCCGAAACCGATGCAAGACCCCGACCGGACACTCCGGTTCTCAAAAGATGGCCTCGCATCCATGCTCCAATCCACGACACCAGGGTTCGGGCCGCTCGTTACCGTTCCTGTTCGTGAAGCCGTGTTGGCTAACCCGACGTTGGAAACCACGTTTGAGTTTATGTTCCCCTTCGGTCACCCCGAAGGCGGATTCCTTGAACGGGCCATCAAAGACTCCGCACCGACATGGGCCAAATCGGTAGACGACCTGCTTCGCGACTCGCACACCAACGAACGAGTCGTCCAATCCATGTTTGTCGATTACGCAGTGCAACGCCAAGAAGCAGGCGACCCGATCGACGCTGGCGACATCCTCGACGTAAACAACGCGATCGACATTGCGAATGAGCGTGCCAACCAGTTCCATGTGTTTCGTGTAGCGGCGGGCTTGTTCTCGCCAACTTCAGCTACAGCCTTGTCGCCGTACGCGCCGCTAATCAAAATTGCCCGAGAACTACAGCAGGAACACGGAACGTTGGAAGGTAACCAAATATTTTTGGCCGAGTACGGCGAAGACCTGTTTGCCTTGTCGGCACGCATGACGCAGTTGAACGACGGTGTTGCTGCGGCGATCGAATCGGAAGAACTGTACGCCGACCATCAGAAACTTGTTCAGGGGCATCCGTCGATTGGCGGTTGGGTTACGGAGTCGTTGGGTGGCACTGATGAACAGTTTGCTTTCTCGCAGGCCGCTTATCGTCGTCAACGCAACATGGAGATTTCGCCGTCCGATGACCGGAACCGGCGCGAACGCAAAACGCCTACCGAAACGATTGCTGGTCCTGCCCGAGAGTTGGGTTGGGCCGAGTACACGAAACTGTCCGACGCTGTACGCACTGAGCAGGCGAAGGCGAAGGCGGCAGGTCTGCCGTCCTCGCTCAACGCGAACTCGATGGCGGGACTTGCCAAGTTCAAATCGGATCAGATTCTGATTTTGCGGGAGAAGTATCCTGAGTGGGCGGAACAGTTGGACGACTTTGGTCGTTCAAGTCGTGGCATGCAAGCTGTTGTTGATGGTTTCATGGCTGGTTTGCAAAACCCTGACATCCTTGCCCGCCCGTCTTCGGTGCATGTCATCGAATATTTCCAACTGCGTCAGGCGGTGCAGAATGAACTGGTCCGCCTCAAGTCGGTAGGGTTGAGCGATAATTTAGATGCGACGTCTAATGATGGTCTGAGGCTGTACTTTGAGGAAGAGAAAGCGGAGTTAGGTGACCGCCCCGAGTTCTCCGCAATTTACGATCGCTATTTTGAGCGGGACACGTTGCAGCGTCCGACGTTTGCTGATGACGGCGCGTTCCAATTGGAGTTTGTCTAATGGCTGAGAACGAGTACACGTACGGCGCGCAGAATGCGAACCAGCCGGTTGCGTCTGGGGATCTGCCAACGAACCTCGGGTTTGGTGACGAACCGGAACCGTTGCCGTACGACCCGCAGTACCGGAACCGTCCCGAACCTGGCGCGCCACCCATCTACGCCGACACCGTTTACAAGGTCGTTCAAGGGCTCAGTGCCGAACAGCGCGGCTACCTTGCGTTGGACATGTTTCTTAACGTCCCCGGCGCGTACGGCGATGTCAAATACTTGTTCAACGACGACGGATCAGGCACGGTCAACGACCAAGGCTTCATCAACGCTTTTAACACGACGCTACAAATGGCCGAAGCGTTCGGGCCTGACGGCATCGGCCCCGGCATCCCCGGCGACAACTCTGTGTACCTCGACATTCTGCTCCGCGACTCGAACATGACGGATGTGGAACTCAAAGCCGAGTTTGCGAAACGCCAAGCCGAAATTGAGGCCGAAAAGGCAGGCGGCGGCGGCGGTCGGGTCATCAACTACATCGACCCGGTGGCTCTTGCCAAAACGGCTGAACAAGCATTTGCTTCAACGACGGGGCGTAAAGCAACCGTCGCAGAACAACAGTCGTTTGTGAAAACGATTCATAGCCTCCAAGCAACAGGCGCTACCGGTATTGATGTTGGTTCTCGTGCGGGTGCGTTTGCTGAGTCTTCGGCCCCGGTTGAGGCTGCGGCGATGGATCATGCCGGTGCGGCACAACTTGTGATGCAAGCGATAGGACTCTGATATGGCTGAATGGCTGGATGAACTGGTGGCGGTGGTGTTGGCGGGTGCCGCCGAGGCGCTCGACCTTGCAAAAAGCGCGGAAGAAGCCGGGGAGATACTGGCTTATGCTGTTGAAGCTGGGGTGTCGGCTACGGCTTTGGGCGATTTGGTGGCTACCGCTACACGCAGGTGGGGGAATCTGGTACCGCCTGCGGTTTCAGAGGCTCGTACGAAGCCACCGGCTACGCTGCCGCAGGACGTTATTGACAGTATTCTTGCGGAAGATGCGGCCCGTAACGAACCGCCATCCCAGAATGCTGGGGTGCCTTTCCCGAGCCAGCTTCGGGAGGCTGCCGAAATTGGGGCTGCGGCAGTAGCGGCCCAACGCGAGGCGCGCATAGCTGCTGCTTCGGGGCCTTCGCAAAGTGAGCTTCGGGAGGCTGCCGAAATTGGGGCTGCGTCGCGCGCGGCCCAACGCGAGGCGCGCATAGCTGCTGCTGAAGATGCGAAACCTACCGATACTCGTTCTGGTCAGTTCCGTAACCGTCCCGGTTCCGCTGACACTTCTGTTGCCCCGGTTGTTCCTCAAGAATCGTTAGAGGACAGACGGACTAGGGCCAGGGCCAAGGTAGGGCAGAGCGGCTCGGATAGCCCAGGAACTTACGAAGAGATTTTAGAAGCAGAAATAGAACGTCTTGCATCGTCAAGGGCGGTGTTGATAGACAACCGGAAGTTCCTTGACGCCATCAACACCGCCAATGGTGTACGTGAAGCTACGGGCAAAGAAGCTAAGCAAGCTATCCATATTGTGATGGCTGGGTTGCGAAAGTTCGACCCAAACGTTAACTTGTACGATTTGGTAACGGGGACTACCAGCGTTTCGGCGTTAGCAAACGGCAACGAGATTATCGGGACATACGGGTTCCAAGAGTTGATGGACCTGCTCGACGCTAACGACATGCTTTCATTGGATGCGCCAAGTGATTTTCCTGGGTTAGGGCAAGTTATTGACTCGGATACGTTCAACGAGTTTAATGCCGCCGCACAAAAATTTAAGATTGAAGCGGGTCTGGTTCCTGGCGGGCTTAACGGCGAAAAGATAGCGCGCGGGTTTTCGCAGATTGACGGCTGGACTGATGCGTTGGAGTCTGAGGAACCAGAACGGTTTATGCCCGCTTTGGAAGAGATGGAGGAAAGCGGTTCGGGGTCTACCGGATATTCTGAGTTTATTGCTTTGGAACCTCCCAAGGTTACGAAACAGGTTGATCGTGATGTAGCTGATCACTTCGTTAAAACTTTTTCTTCTGAAGCGGCGGGTGCCGAGTATTCGGGTCCGCGTCCGGTTGCTGGTTCTGGTCGTGCTGGTCAGGCCGGTTCTGTTACGTCGGTTACGCCAGACGCGGCATCAAGGGTTCGTGGAGTTGCCGAAATCCAGGCCGACATTGCTCGTCTTGAGGAACGCAAGGAGGGCATCCGATCGGTGACTGCTGGGCAGCAGCTTGCTCAACAGATGGACGAGTTGAAAGCCGAGTTGGAAGCCGAGTCGGAAACCGCTGCTTTAGCTCCTTCTGATGAGGACGTGCTGAATTATCTAGCGTCCCTCAACGGGACCCCGACAACACTCGACACCACAACGCCCTACACCGGTGCGCCTCGCCTGACCGCGGCAGAGAAAACAGCGGCAGACCGCAACGAAGTACACGCACTCCTACAAGAACAATTCGGCGGATTTGCGTTCTTCCTCCAACAAAACGAATCGCAACTCAATGTCGGACTCACCGCTAACGGCACCATTGTCGCCGCCGACGACCCGACTGCATCTACTGTCAAAAACGTGTTGGACGTGATCGCTGAAAAAGGCATCGTCGCGTTGGATCGGGTCAAAGGCGTTCTGCAAAAGACGGAATGGTGGCAGACGACCGACACACGGGCACGCCAGTTCGACGCACAGTTTGGGGAACTGTCGGAACCGGGCAAGCAAGAGTATTTGGAACCGATTCTCGACAACCTCAGCAACGAAGCCCAATTCTTGGGAGGCGAAGAATACGCCGAAGCGTTCGATTTGGACCCCGAACGTGCCCGACGCATGGCCGAACAGATCGCCCGCGAAGGCAAAGAAAGGGACGTTGATTACATTCGCGGGATGATGGTTGCGGAGTCGCAGTTCGCTGCTTCTGGCAGCGCGTTGTCTTCGTTTGGTGAGGCCCGCGACGAGATCAAAAAGTTGGGGGCCGACTATTACGTTGGAGTCAGCGACTCTGACGCTGCCGGGTGGGCGGAAGACATTTACGTTGGCGACCGCGACGTGGCGTGGATGACACAGTATTTCAAGAATCAGGCAACCGCCCGGTTCCCGTCGTTGGATCATGCGATCAACACTTTGCAGATCACTCCTGGCGAATATTTTGCCCCGTACAAGTATGAGATTGAGCAGATGTTGGATCGCGATGTGGACATGATGCGCGAGTTCGCTGAGGTGATCGAGTTTATTCCTGCTGGTGCTGGTGGCGATGTGGCCCGTCCGATGACGATGGGTGAGGCGCGTACGTTTGTGCGTGGCACGAATGAGTGGCAGAACTCTACGCAGGGCCAGGATCAGGCTTCGGCGTTGGCGTTTGCGATTGGTAACACGTTTGGAGAAGTGGCATGAGTGACACGTTTCAAAATTTACCGGGGTCTCCCGGCGGGTTCCCTGAACGGAGGCCGAACCTGGTGTTTGACAGGTACCCTGACTGGTTCCCTGGCATGAATGAGCAGCCAGGCGACGGGAACGACGAGAACCAATCTGGTGATTCGGGCGGCGACACCGGGCCTACTGGCGACCTCCCTCCAGAGTTGCCCACCGATGCGCCTGCGCCTGAAGACCCGGTTCTTGACGCTGAAGAACAAGAAGTGTTGCGTGCCGCCGAAATCTCGTTGGAAGAAACGCTGACCAGCTACGGATTAGAGGGCCTAATTCAGTGGTCGTGGGACCAGTTGCGTTCCAACTCGTCTGTTGCTCAAATCCTGCTTGACATGCGTAAAGAGCAGACGTTTCTTGACAGGTTCCCTGGCATGAAACTGCGAACCGACAACGGCCACAAAGCAATCTCGCCCGGCGAATACCTCAAGCTAGAAAACAATTTCAAACAGACAATGGCCGAAGCCAAAATGCCTGCCGGGTTCTTCGATTCGCCCGATGACTTTGGTGAATGGATCGGCAACAACGTATCCGGCAACGAAATTGTTGGCCGGATCGGCATGGCAGCGGAAGCAGTCCGGTCTGTGAACCCTGCACTCAAAACGCAACTCCAAGACCTGTACGGCATCGGCGTTGAGAACGACGGCGAACTTATCGCCTATTTCCTTGACCCCGACCGTGCCGTAGGTGTTATTGAGCAACGCCTCCAAATGGACGCAGCAGGTCTGTCCGCCGCCGCCGTTCGTACTGTCGGCTCAGGCATCGACCGCAAAACGTCGGAACAGTTGGTTGGCGCAAACATTCAGGCACGCGAAATTGGTGACCGTCTCAAAAGCCAGGCCGGTCTGGTGCAGAACCGCTTGTTGGGCGAAACGAAGAAGCTCACCACGTCGGAGGCTGCCGCTGCCGAGTTTGGTTTGGATTCTGATGCGACGGCCCAGGTCCGTTCGTTACGGCAACGCCGTGAGGAATCTACCCGCCGCCGTTCGGGTGTGCTGGCAACCAACGTCGGAGCGACAGGTCTCGGTTCCGCTACCTGATCTGCGAGGGTGCTTGACGTTTCAAGTTACCCGCTGGTAACATCACCTTTGAAAGATTGGCCGGTCCGAGGCACTTGGGTGTTAGCGGGCAAACCGGAGCTATGACTTCAACCTCCACCCTCATTCCACCGTTGAGGGCGTGTACCGAAGGTGAGTGACATATGACAGATTCGACACCTGCCGAGCAGGAAGATTCTGCCAACCCATCAGAAGCGAAGCCAAACTGGCGACGTGACCTCGAAGCTCGTGCAAATGCGGGCGACGAAGCCATAGCCAAAGTTGCTTTGCTTGAACGTCGAGAAGTCTTTCGAGACGCCGGAATTAACCCATCCGAAAAGATGGCCGGTTACTTTATGAAAGGCTACGAAGGCGATTTGTCTGTGGATGCGATTCAGGCTGAGGCCGCTGCGGCGGGTTTGACTTTGGGTGGCTCCTCTCCGGTGGAAGCGAATCCTTACCAGGATCAGCTTTCGGCTGAACAGCGGATTGCTCAAGCGGCGGACGATGCTGGTCCGGTCACCCCTACTGCGCTTGATGCTCAGATTGCGGCGACTACGAACGAGGCCGATCTTCGTGCCTTGCTCGCTCAGAACGGCATCATGGTGGACGCAGGAGATTAAACGTTCGGTAGGTCATCTTTGGAGGTTTCCAAATGGCTTATACACAACAGTCGTCCGTAGCTTCGGACACAACGGCGTTTGACCAGTTCGCGTACTTTGCTCTGCGTTCGCAGCCCACCTTTGGTGCTGTAGCGTCGGTGAAGACAACCAACCAGTCCCATGTGGGTGCTGCGGTTCAGTTCAACATCTACGGTGACCTTGCGGTTCCGTCGGCGCTGACCGAAACGAGCGATGTTACCGCTGTGGCAATGTCGGACAGCACTGTAACGGTGACTCTTGCTGAGGAAGGCAACGCGATCATCACGACCGCGAAGCTCCGTGGCACGTCGTTCCTCAACGTCGATTCCGACGCTGCGAACATCATCGGCTACAACATGGCTGACACCATTGACACCCGTATCCACGCTGTGCTTATTGCCGGATCGAACGAGGATTGGGGCGGCAACGCCACCTCAACCGCAACGATCGACGCGACCGACAACATTGGCGCTTCGATCATCCGTGAGAACGTGGCTGCGCTTCGTTCAGCGAACGTTGACACCTACAGCGGCGGCACCTACATGGGTTACATTCACCCGGACGTGTCGTACGATCTGCGTGAAGACACTGCGGTGACTGACATTATCCAGTACCAGATCCGTCAGGACGGTTCGGGCGTGCGTCTCGGTTCGATCGGCACCTTCTCCGGTGTCGATTTCATCGAAACTCCCCGCCTTGCCATTCAGACAGATGCGGGTGCCAGCGCCGTGGACGTTTACAACACAATGATCTGCGGCAAGCAGGCCATCGCCAAGGCGCACTCTCGTGCGGCTGGTTTCGGCGCTGACCCCAGCATCGTTCGTGGTCCAGTGACGGACACGCTCCGTCGGTTCCAGCCAGTCGGCTGGTACCACCTCGTCGGTTACGGCCGCTTCCGTGAGGCGGCTATCCGTCGCATCGAAGTGTCGTCTTCCATCGGCGCTAACTAAGTGAGATAGCATGTGTGGGGTCGGGGGAAACTCCGGCCCCGCACATGTGCATCTACCGTTTAGGACTTTTGGAACATGGCAACGAACTTTCCCGGCGCGATGGACACCGATACCACTGTTGGTGGCAATGTCGCTGATAACCCGGCATCTACTGATGCGACGGACACCCCTTCTCATTCTGAACTTCATCAGGATGTGGGCGATGCGATCAAGCAAATAGAAACCAAACTCGGTACAGCGGCTTCTGTCGCTGCGGCTGGGAAGGTTCTAGCGGGTACCGGGTCTGGTTCGTCCGAATGGACTGCTACGCCTACTGGTCTTACGTCTTTGACTGCTACTTCGGTTGTTGGTGCTTTGACTGGCAATGCGACAACGGCAACTACGTTGGCGACTGCACGTACTATTGGTGGCGTGTCGTTTAACGGTGGCGCGAATATTGATTTGCCGGGTGTGAATGCTGCTGGCAACCAGGCTACGAGCGGGCTTGCAGCTACAGCGACGCTGGCAACATTGGCTACAACGATTACGGTTGCGGACGCTGGATCTGATACGACATTGTTTCCGCTTCTTGCAACGGACGGCACGGGCAGCGAATTAGTCTACGCCGACGCATCTGCGTTGACGTATAACGCTGCTACCGGAGCGCTTGGCGCTACCACGTTTGTGGGTGCCCTTACTGGGGTGGCGTCGTCTGCGGCAGAGTTGTCTGCTACGTGGGCTGCTGAGACGTTGGACATTCATCAGGGTGCTGTTCTTTCTGTTGATGGTGTCACTTATCGGGTTATTGATTTGGGCAAGATCAAGATTGTGATCTTCGAGTCAACTCTTGCTGTAAGCACTGCTTCTACTGCGGATGTCATTATTCAAAGCATTCCTACGGCCGCTAGTGCTAACGGGATTTCTGGAAGCGGAACATTGAGCACCACTCTCTATGGAATCAATTACAATTTTACGATCGAAGGCGTTTCGACTACGACTGCGAAGTTGTTAGTTGACGGGGATGCTGGCTATTACAATCTTCCGCTCAAAGATAATGACAGAATCCAGGGCCACATGATTATCGAAACCAGTTAACGGCAGAAGCGCGACGACCGTCATGGAACCGTACCTGCTCGTTCTGTTGGCTGCCGTTCTGGCTTTCTTCGCATGGATGGTTCAACGGTCGATCGTCTCAAATCGTGAAGGCCGCGACGCTTTCATCTCTATGCAGGTCCAGAACAGTTATGACCATAAGCGAACGACCGATACCCTTATCGGCGTCACCACATGCGTCAACGAGCTTGGCGAAGACCTCGTTGGCGTCCGCATCGACGTGGCCCACATTAAGGGACGCCTTGATGCCGACGCCTAAATGGTACGATTTGGCTGACCCTGATGTTTACGGTTTCGATTAAGAAAGAAGTGTAGATATGGCTGAAGGACTTTCGGCAGCAGCCGCTAACGCTCTGCTCGACACCCATCACGATACGACTTATCCGTGGGTTCAGTTGCATACTGCTGCGCCTGGGGCTGCCGGGACGACTGCTGTGGCCGGTAACGCTACCCGTAAGACTACGGCTTCGGCTTGGGCTGCTGCGTCTGGCGGCAGCAAAGTTACTGATGTTGACATTGACTGGTCGGATGCTGAGGTGGATACCGGGGAGGATTACACGCATGTGTCGTTCTGGACTGCCGTGTCTGGCGGCACTTTTGGTGGTTCTGGGACGTTGACAGCTAATGCTGTGCTTGCTACTGGCGACACGTTTAGCATTCTTGCGAGCGGCATGACTGCTTCGTTTACTGTAGCTAGTTGATTCGCGTGGATATCGAACCACAAGAAGTCATAAACCTGATGCAGCAACGCTTTCCTAAAGAGTTTGAGATCGTTGTGCTGACTATTCAAAACCAAAAACTTGCGGCAGCGGCCGCCGATGCGGGAGCAAACGCGGACCTTAAGGAAGACTGATGGCGACTAATTATCCAGGATCGTTGGATTCGGGCACGCAGCAGCCTTCGCCGTCGGCTTCGACGGAGATGGATGATTCAGGGTTTGAGCATGATGTTGTTCATACGAATCATTCTGGCGCGATTATTGCGTTGGAGACGAAGGTTGGTACGGGTGACTCAAATGCTGTAGCTAATTCGGTGTTGGCTGGTACTGGTTCGGGTACGTCTGGTTGGACGACTGGTACGTTGGCGAATGCGATTAGTGGTAATGCGGCTACGGCTACTGCGTTGGCTACTGCTCGCACGATTGGTGGCGTGTCGTTCGACGGCACCGGCAATATCAACCTGCCGGGCGTAAACACTGCCGGTAATCAGGCGACGAGTGGCCTTGCCGCTACTGCTACCGCGTTGGCTACGGCTCGGGCTATCAACGGCGTCAACTTTGATGGTTCTGCGGCGATCACTGTGACTGCTGCGGCGGGGACGTTGACTGGCGGCACGTTGAACTCGGGGGTGACGGCTTCGTCGTTGACTTCGATCGGCACGTTGGCTTCGTTGCAGGTGACTGGCCTGACGGCTGCTGTAGGCAAGATGGTGGTCGGTCAGGCTTCATTCACTCAGGAGCCTTGGGCTTCAAGCACGATCGCATTAGGAAATTATGGA